ATGAAAAGATATGGAGAGGAAATCAAGTTAACGCAGGGCCTGCTGGATGACATCGCCTTTTATATGGACGGAGGAATCCGGGAACGCATTCATTTCGAAATGGCACCATGCGAGCTGGAAGCTTTTTTAAAGAGATACCCGGAAATTGATCCGGACTTTGAAGCGGTACTTTCCGATGAGTTTGGGATCGAGATGTAGTAGCAAGCCGAAACGGTTCGAAAGGACCGTCAACCGGGGATGACCGCCCGGTTCTGATGATGGCAGGTCAGAATCAAATAAGAATAGAAAGGAGCAGCACATGAGCGAAAAAGAAAAAAACATAATCCAGACGCTGAAAAAAGCATTACCTCAGATGTCGGAGCGCGAACAGGGCTACTTTTTGGGATATGCAGAAGCTCTTGCAGCGTCTGCAAAGAAGCCGGAGGAAGAAAAGGATGAAGCAGCAAATAAAGGTGCTTAATTACGACAAAAACGGCACCCTGATCGAAGATTTGAGCAAGGTCAGAGTGCCGATGGAGATCCTTAATAATATCGCAAACATCCTTAACATGGAAGCGCGCGAGAGAAAAAAGGAGATCCCAAAGTTCGGGTAAGAAAGGAGGAGGAATGGAAGATTTAATGTTTGGGATCGCGACAAACTGCCTGACAGCGGCAGTGATCCTGTGGGAAACCACAGACCTGCAGTGGTTCCCGGCGACGCTGGCAATTACCGCAGCGGCAGCGTTTCTGATCGGCGCGCGGGAGCTGGTAAAAAAATGATGCAGAGCTGTGATCTTGGGGGACTGGCTCTGCATCGGATGATCTTTTGTGGAGATCATCTTTATTATAACAGAAAAATGAGGAAAAAGCAATGGAAGAAGTAAGAGCAGTTATTGTCCAGCAGGAGGGTACAGTATCCTGCAACTTTGAAGAGGTAGAAGGTTACATAAAGGAACGCCTGAAAGAGTATGACGGCGCAATCTTTACAGAGGAAAGCAAGGGGTACGCTAAGAAAGAGCTGGCAAAGCTCCGGGCGGAGAAGAAAGAGCTGAACGACAATCTCCGAGACGCGAAAAAGAAATATATGGCTCCCTGGGATGCTTTTGAGCCGAAGGCAAAAGAGCTGATTAACCTGTTTGACGAGCCGATCACCTTGATTGACGGACAGGTTAAAGCCTTTGAGGAAGATCGAATTGCGCAGAAAAAAGCGTTGATCGAAGCCATTTACACGGAGCTGGTCGGTGATCTGACGGATATTATCCCTTTGGAGCGGATTTATAACCCGAAATGGGAAAACGCAACCATGAAAGAAAAGGCAATCCGGGAAGAGGTTTTAGCGCAGGCAACGGCGGCACGGATTGCACTGGATACCATCCACGGGATGCACTCGGATGCCGAGACGAAAGCACTGGACGTGTTCAAGCAGACCTTGAGCCTTCCGGAAGCGATCTCCTGCATTAACGCCTACGAGGCACAGAAAGCGGAAATCCTCCGAAAAGAGCAGGAGCGTAAGCGAGAGGAAGAGCTGGAGCGCATCCGCCGGGAGGAACGCGAGAAGCTGGAAGCCGAACGGAAGGTGCTGGAGGAACGGGAAGCGCAGCGCCGGGCGGCCGAGGAAGCCCTCGAAGCGCAGCGCAGACAGCTGGAAGAAGAGAAGCAGATAGCCGTAGAGCAGGCGCGGGAAACCGGAGCGCAGGAAGTAATCGAAAGCCTGACCCCGAACGCCGAAGAGGACACGCAGCTGTATGAATACAGAGTGGCATTATCAGAAAAAGGAAAAGAATCCTTTGAAATGTATCTGGATAGTGTTGGAATCGACTGGGAGATGATCTGATGGAAAACATGACAATCTACGACGCCTGCCGCAGCGTCCCGGAAAGCGCGAAAAAGGCGATCACCGCGGGGCGGCTGAAAGGCAAGACCGACATAAATCCGATGTGGCGTATTAAGCGCCTGACGGAACAGTTCGGGCCCTGCGGAATTGGCTGGTATTACAAACCAGTTCGGAAATGGCTGGAAACGCACGGAGACGAAATCGCAGCATTTGTGGACATCGAACTGTATGTAAAGATCGGCGGAGAGTGGTCGATGCCGATCGCTGGAACCGGCGGTAGTATGTTCGCAGCGCGGCAGAAAGACGGCGTTTATGTATCGGACGAGTGTTACAAGATGGCGACCACGGACGCGATCTCTGTAGCCTGCAAACAGCTCGGCGTCGGAGCAGACGTCTACTGGGATGCAGACCGGACAAAATACGATGATCCGAAAGCGCCAACCACTATGCAGCAGGCAGAAACCCCGGTAGATAAGCAGCGGGCAGAGTTGATCGGGCAGATGCAGGCGGAGCTGCAGCGCACCGGATACGGTGCGAAAGCCGTCCTGAAAACATACAAAGCGTCCGATTTGGGGAGCCTAAGTAACTTGCAGATTAAAGACTGCATCAAGAGGCTTAAAGGCTTGCCCGATAGGGAGGCAAGTGCATGAGGTGTATGGCAGAAATTGCCGACATCGGCATGACGATCGATAAAAAGCTCCGTCTGACCCTGAATCTGCAGGGAGCATCGCTGGTGCAGCTGGTGCAACTGCAGAAAGATGGGCAGCTGGATGTGATCCTGAAAAAGCACTCCGATAAGCGCAGCCTCGATGCAAATGCCTACTACTGGAAGCTGCTGGGAGAGCTTGCGAAAGCCCTGCAGACCAGCAATGAAGAGCTACATAACCAGCTCTTAGACAGTTATGGCACGCTGGCGGAGGACGAGGACGGCAACTGCATCATCCACTTTTTACCAGAGACGGAAGATTACCTTCGATACAAGCACGAGCATTACAAACCGACCGGAATCATCGTCGAGTTTGAGGGCGTGCGGTACTGTAAATTTTACCGGATTAAAGGCTCGAGCCAGTACAACACGCGGGAAATGTCCCGCCTGATAGAAGGGCTTGTGTCGGAGTGTAAAGAGTGGGATATCGAGACGCTGCCGCCAGCAGAAATAGAAAGGATGATGGTGCAGTATGCGAAAAAGCACGATGTCACGTCGCTTGGAGTTTAGCCCGACAGTTCGGCAGAAGATTATCGAGCGGGATCAGGGCTGCTTTTTCTGCCGCCGCCTGTATCACATGGAGCACGCCTTGCCAAGTGATCTTGCCCCAAAGGATATAATGCACATCGTAGCTCGCAGCCAATTAGGCTTGGGCGTAGAACAGAATGGTGTGCTTGGATGCAGATACCACCACAGTTTACTGGATAACGGTAACAAGGGACTGCATCGGGAAATGGATAGTATGCTGCAGGACTACATGCGGGAGCTTTACCCTGGATGGACGCCGGACAGCGTTACCTATCATAAATGGTTGTAACACCAGCCCCGGCGGGGCGAAAGAAACTGCTGATTCGGGCTTGTTGGGGAATATATATCACGGCTGTGACGGGTACCTCCTGTTACCCCAGCGCCGGGGGCAAGCGGCGCATCCCCCACAGGAGAAAGATCATGAACATTTTAGATTACATTCCGACCGGTCATAAAAACGCTGTTTCCAGACGCTGGCTGCAGACCACAACGCACATGAGTGATCGGATGGTGCGTCGGCTGATTGCGGAAGTAAATAAAAACGACTGTGACGCAGAGCTGATTATCAATCTGCAGGACGGCAAAGGGTACTTTAGACCGGCGGAAGATGAAAAGAATCTGGTTCGAAACTGGATGGCAATAGAAAGTTCCAGAACTGCTGAGAATCGCATGAATGTGGATGCAGCGAAACGGTATCTGCGAAAAGATAAGAAGCCACGGGAAAATGAGTTGGAAAAGAACCAGATCACAATGGATGAATGGCTTGCGAGCCTGAATGGAGGCGGATAAGATGCCGAACAGGATTTTAAAGGAAAGTATCTGCCGATCAGATACGATTGACCAGCTCAGCTGGTTCGAGGAAGTCCTGTTCTACCGCTTGATCGTAGCGTGTGACGATTATGGAAGATTTGACGGAAGACCTGCGATTATCCGCGGGACATGCTTTCCGCTAAAGGATATTACAAATAAGACGATTGCTGATGCCCTGCAGAAGTTGACGTCTGTAGGCTTGGTCCGAGAATATTACGTTCAGGGACGACCGTACTTACACATGGCAACTTGGGGAGATCACCAGCAAGTGAGAGCGAAAAAAAGCAAATATCCAGCGGAAGAAAGCAACTGCGAGAATCTGATATCAAATGATATCAAGTGCAATCGCTTGATTGCAGAGGATTGCAATAGTCGCCGTAATCCAATCCAATCCGAATACGAATCCAAAACAATATCGCGCGAGGAACTAGAGCGGTTTGAGGACTTTGCTGCAGCTTACCCGAAAGCAGGGGCAGACCTGCCTGGAGTAGCTGTGGAATACTTAAATACCCTGCGGATGGGTGTAGCTGCGGATGATCTTGTACAAGCAGCGAAGAACTACGCCGAAGCCTGCCAGATACGCGGCACGCAGCCGCTATATATCTTGAACGCTGAAAATTTCCTGCGGAAGCTGAAGTTTGACGAGTATCTGCCAGAAAAGTACAAGAAGCCGAAGCCGCCAAAGCGGCAGCAGACCAGCGTTGACCAGTATAACCAGTTCATGAAAGCAGACTACGACATGGACAGCCTGGAAGCTGCCCTACTTGGGAAGTGAGGCGGGTATGAGAGCAACAAAGGATTGTGCCTATCCGGTCTGTGAGACCTGCCAGCATCCAGACTGCATCATGTCTGGCACGGATATAAGGGCGCTGTTAAAGCGTCGGCAGCGGCAGGCAGACCCGGAAGCATACCGGCAGAAGCAGCGGGACTACAGAAGCAGGATAAAAGCAACGCTGCCGCACTGCGATGGCTGCGAATCCTGCGTACTGGTCCGCAAGGAGAAACAGGACGGATACCGGCGGCTGTGCATCACAGATATGAGACTGATTGAGCAGAAGGTTTCAAACAGTCCTCAGTGGTGCAGGAAGAGAGGAAAACGGAATGGGGCGAAAGATAATCTTGTACGACCTGTACAAGAACGATGAGTACCAGGGACGGTACAAAGCAAAAGAGCTTATGTATTTGCTGGGCATGTCCCGCGAGACCATAGCCAGCCGCGTATACCACGGCGTAAAGGCAAAAGACGGCTACGAGATTATGAGAGCGGAGCCGGATGGATGGGCAGAGAGCTGGGAGCGGGCATGTGCGCCGCTCAGGAGGTAAAAATGCGAAAGATAATAACTGTATTAGTAGTCCTGACGGGTGTGCTATTGTACCGGATTTATAAAGCCGGAGAAAGCATTGTCCTGGAGCAGGATACTGACAGGATAGGACAAAGGAGACAGGAGAATGGCAATATGGATTAAAACGCAGCCGGATGCCGAACCGGTATGGATGGCGGCAGATAACCGGATCAGGGAACTGGCGCTCTCGATCGAACGGCGTGCAAGTATCGCACCGGATGCGGATAGGCTTCGGAAAATCCGGGAGTGGGCAACAGAGATTGTTTGCCAGTGCGACATGGTGGAACGTGTGTGGGAGCAGGCAGAACCGACATGGAAGAGGTGAGGAGAAAAAATGCAATTTATTGATTTTTTTGCGGGGATAGGCGGGTTTAGAAAAGGAATGGAGTTGGCGGGGCATAAATGTGTTGGATTTTGCGAGTTTGACAAATTTGCAACGGCAAGCTATATATCTATGCACCTACTCACGCAAAAACAAAGAGAATCATTAGAAAAAGTGCCATTGAAGAAACGGCAAAAAGAAATATTGAAGGAGGAATACAGAAATGGAGAATGGTACGCAAATGACATTCGAAGAGTATATGCAAGAGACATTCCAAGGGCAGACTGCTGGTGCTTCGGATTCCCATGTCAGGACATTTCTGTCGCAGGAAAGCAAATTGGATTTCAAGGAAACCGCTCGAGCCTGTTTTTCAGAGTTATGTACCTTATCGGACAGCTCGAGGAAGAAAATAAACCCACTTACCTTTTCATTGAGAACGTTAAGAATTTGCTTAGTGTTAATGGAGGATGGGATTTCGCCAGGCTGCTCGTTGAAATGGACAGGGAGGGGTACGATGCAGAGTGGCAAGTTCTCAACTCTAAAGATTTTGGAGTGCCGCAAAACAGAGAAAGGTGTTTTATTATCGGACATCTTAGAGGACGAAGTACCGCAAAAGTATTTCCTGTCGAAGGAACAGACGGGGAAAATAGTGTTCAAATAGTCGGTCATAAAGACGGATACAGAAGAAATGCGCAGGTCTTTGCACCAGAAGGAGCAACAGAAGCACTTGATACTGGACAAGGCGGTGAAAGAGGTCATCATGTTACATTGCCGTGTTTCATTGATTTGTGCTACGAAGGCTCACAGATGACAGAGCAGGCACGATGCTTGAAAGCAAGATACTACAAAGGCATGGCGAATCATGCAGGGCAGGACAGCGGAATTGCAATTCCGGTATTAACAAAAAATAAGGGAGAGGGAATAAAGACGGCAATTAAAATCATTGGCGAAATAAACTCATCTCAGGACGGAAAAATTCTTTCAACTGATGGTATTGCAAAATGCCATTCGGCAGGACACATGAATAATCCGAAGATTGCAATTCCAGTATTAACACCCGACAGAGCAGAAAAACGTCAGAATGGAAGACGATTTAAAGATGATGGAGAGCCGATGCTCACGTTGACAGGACAGGACCGGCATGGAATTGCGATTGAGGTCAAGGAAGCAACAGCAAACACGCTTGATACAAGCTGCAATCAAGGGATTTTCGTGCAGGTATCAGATGAACTGATTGTATACGCGGTCTGGTATGAAAAGCTTCAGTGTTACATAGCAATCCGAAAGTTAACGCCAAAAGAATGTTTTAGACTTCAGGGGTGGGCAGATGATTATTTTGAAAAAGCAGCGTTTGTTAATTCAGATAGTCAGTTATATAAGCAGGCAGGAAATGGAGTCACTGTAAATGTTATTTTTGATATAGCAAAGAAACTAAAAAGGGGCGTTAAAGATTGAGTGCAACATATATGCATAAAGTGGTACCTATTGTTAATTAACAAAGATGAGATTTGATGGAGGCGGACAATGCCGATTGAATGGTTAAAATGGAACGATGACGTTGAAGAGTGGGGGGAGATAGAGTGCCCGATGCTTGGAAACGAGATGGTAATGACATATTATCCCAAAGGATGTCCTTGCTATTATTCTTACACAGCGCCGTTTGTGAATGAAGATGGAGACATTGGATATTACAGATATGACCATAATGAGGGATGCTGGGACGAAGATACGTTCTTCTGCATCGGGAATAGATGATACCAAAAACAGAGGGGATAGTATGAAATGGTATCAACCAATGATTTGCGGGGGGCATGGATGTATAAAAACGCAGAGGGCTACCGCGACGAAACATCCTGCCGGGCGATTATCGCGGTAGCAAGAGAAGAGAGAATAAAGCGCAGGAAGATGCAGGAGGACAAGAATATGGATAGAGAGAATAGAACCGGAGAAGTTTGGAGAACACGAACCGTCACAGGGACAGAGAAGATCGTGCTGGTGGTAGCAGACAACGGGGCGATGACATATGTAATTAACCTGGCAGAAGAGGGCGTGCATACAGATATCGAAGTAAACTGCGATGGGCTGCGGTACGGTTCCAGCGATCGAATGTATTATGTGCCATTCAGAAGTTTTGAGGAATACCTCCGTACAGTAACAGATGAGCAGCTGGCAAATGTGAAAAACAAGCTTGCGGCGGCGATCGGAATTGAGCCGCAGATCATAGAAAAAGAAGTTGTCCGGGAAGTACCGGTGGAAATTCCGAGCAATATCGCTCCTGCGGAGCCACAAAAATGTTGTGATGCAGAGGTGCAGGAGCTTATGATCCGTGCGGAAAGAGCAGAAGCACTGCTGGAAGAGTACAGAGAGCTGTATAAAAACGTAATCGAAAAAATCTGACGTTATTAAGGAGGGATAAGAAAATGGACAAAAAGGATATTTTAGGAAAGTTGGGCAAAATAGCGGCTGCGGCTTGGCTGATACTATTTATTCTGGCGTTTAGTATGGACCGCTCCAGAAGAATGGGAGATGTGTTAATACTCTCAGCCTTTGCTGGGGTGTTGCCTATGATTTTTTTTACGATTGGTGATTAGCCAGATGTATTTTGCAAAGGCGAAAATGATCATTTAAAGGAAGGAAAAGAGCTATGAAAAATTGGAAATTACCATTGATTATCGTAGGAGCAGTAGTTGCAGCAGTTTTGGTGTGTGTGTTTGGAGTACAGTCAGTACAGAACCGGGCAATCAGCCTTGAAGAATCGGTCTATACTGCTGAATCTGACATTAAAGTGCAGGAGAAACGCAGGGTTGACTTGGTCTATAATCTGGCAGACTGTGTGAAACAGTACGATAGGCATGAATCAGAAACATTGACTGGACTTGCAGATGGAATGAGCGAAGGGAACAGTGTAGAAGATGTAAATACTGTGATCGCGGCAGTTACATACGCTTATCCAGAATTGAAAAGCAATGAGAATTATAAGCAACTCATGAATGAATTGTCTATTACCGAAAACATGATTGCCCAGTACCGGGAAAATTACAATAAATCCGTAACAGCTTATAACAGGTATGCAAAGAAGTTTCCAGCAAGAATCTTCCTCGACTGGACAGGCTATGAGGTTTTGAAATTTCAGCGGTTGGATTATCAAGCACCAGTTGACGCACCGCAGGATTTATTTGGAGAATAGCTTATGGAAATAACCAAGCGCGAAATCATCATCAGCGTTGCAATCGCCGCCGTTATGCTAATAGTCGGTTTCTTTATATCTGGAAAAATAACTGATATGCAGAACGATAAGAACGCCGAATACCAGAAGGCAGTGCATATTGAGGACTCTGAATTATTTCGGTATGGCATGGACACAAATGTTGGAAATGCTTTTGTGTATGGAGATTTGCAAGCGGTTGATACAGTGACTTTTGATGAGATTGGCGGGGAATATCTTCATGTTAAAAAGATAGAAGAACGATATGAACGCCATGAAAGAGAAGTGACAGAAACAGATTCAGAAGGTAAAGAGCACACAAAAGTAGAAGTATACTATGAATGGGAAATCGAGGACAGAGAAAGCAAACATTCCGAAAATATTATGTTTTGTGGTATCGAATTTCCGTATGATAAAATCCCGTATTCTCTGGACAATCACATAAAGACAATAAATTCTGACAGAGAGTACAGTTGGAAGTCAGGGGAATATGTAAAGGTACGATTCAAGTATTATGGAACACCCGTTAAGCACACTGGCACGATATATACCAGATTATCAGATGGAACTATTTCTGACAGTTCACAATTTTTTAAGGACTATACCATTAAGCAAGCATTAGATAGTTGCACTTCTGGTATTGGAAATATAATGTTCTGGTCGTTTTGGATAATTCTGATGATTGCGATTGTGATTTGGTTTTGCTATTTGGATAATAGGTGGTTAGAAGATTAAATTAACGAAACAGAGGGGAAGCCGCAGAATGTATCACCTAACCGGCCAGCTCCGGCGCGCCAGCTTGTGTGCTGGTTCCCTCTGTCTACACAGATAAATCCTGCGGGACTGGGATAGGGTAACAAAAAAATAAAGCAAAAAGAAAGAAGGTGGGGAATGTGGGAACAAGGGACACATACTTTAATGGTTACGGTCTGACATACAATGAGGTAAAAAAAATAGAGGACAAGTGCAAAAACGCAAAGGGTAGGGAATTGGAACTGTTGCTTCTGGCTGCGGAAAGCGCATATGCAGAGTTGGCGCAATATCTGTTTTTTAGCCTGACATCAGGGCTGGGGTATGACAACATCTCGAAGATATGCGACATTCCTATCGGGCGGAAGGATTTTTATGGGTATCGAAGGAAAACGATATATTTATACAACAGATACATGATACTGGAAGGACATGCAATCGTGTAAAAGGGGTACGCGGATCAGGAAACGAGAATGGTAAAATAGAATAAGAACTGTATGGGGGTGTGATATGAATTGTAATGCCGTCATGAAAAAGCTTCAGCGCGCCATACTGTCAACGGGGCTCGTAATCAAAATTTCTACCAGCCAGTTTTACAGCGAAGAGCAGGACAGGATGATAACGATGTGGATCTTAACAACACCTACACTTCAAAACGGGCGGAACGGATGGAGGATGAAGGACTACGAGATATTGCGAACAGCGAGCGCGATTGAGGCGGTAAAGTGTTTGGCGGACATATGGGAACAGACGAAAGGATGGGGACAGGATGATTAGAGAAATGATACCGTGGTATCTTTCCGCGTCAGGAATGATAATAGCATTCCTACTCTGGCTTATGATCGGGACGAAGAGTGACGTGATAAAAATCATATGTCAAATTGGGATTATATCGCTTTCCCTGGTGGTATTTTTTGTCTCATAAAGAAGTAGAGGACGGTGAGAGAATGCTAACACCAAAGCAAAAGGCATTTGCGGATGAATATTTGAAGAATGGCGGGAATTTATCCGATGCGGCCAGAAAAGCCAAATATTCTGATGCAGTCATTAAAAATGCAAGAAAAAATATCTTGGAAAAGCGTGGAGTTTCAGCATATATAGCAGAACGGCAGGCGGAAATCGAAAAACAAGCCGGAAGAGATATTATGTCTCTGACAGAAATTCAGGTACGTCGATCCAAAATTGCAAATGGCCTTTTGACGGATTCCTTTGGATTTGCCCCTGATTTTTCCGACCAACTTAAGGCGATGAACGACCTTGAAAAAGCGTTAGCGATAAAGGAAGAACAGGATGCAAAAGAAAAGGCAGCAGAAGCCGCCAAAAATTCAAAAGATTATCATATAGACCTTGATGTGATTGCAGATGTGTTTCACCCGATGATACGGGATGTAAGGAAAGGGAGACATTCAGAATATGTTTTGCCTGGGGGACGAGGTTCAGCCAAGTCCTCCGCGATTTCCTGCATTATACCGGAGTTAATAAAGAATAATCCGAATATGCACGCACTTGTGTTACGGAAAGTTGGGAATACTATCAAAGATTCCGTGTACGCACAAATGAAATGGGCGATTGCAAAGTTGGGATTGGAAGATAATTTTCGTTTTAAAGTATCCCCGTTTGAGATTACGCATATTCCGACCGGGCAAAAAATATATTTCCGTGGAGCTGATGACCCGTTGAAAATCAAGTCAATCAAGCCGGAATTTGGCTATATCGGTATTTTATGGATGGAAGAATTAGACCAATTTGCGGGGCCGGAGGAAGCCAGAAGCATACAGCAGTCAGCTATCCGTGGCGGAGACAAGGCATATAGATTCAAGTCATTCAACCCTCCTAGAAGTAAGAATAACTGGGCGAATAAATATACGAATGAAGCGGAAACAAAGAATGACGATGCTATGGTGGTTAGAAGCACATACCTTGATGTAGATCCAGACTGGCTAGGAGCGCAGTTTATCAGTGACGCAGAACATCTGAAGGAAGTCAATCCAGATGCGTATGATAATGAGTACATGGGGAAGGCAAACGGAAACGGCGGAAACGTCTTTGAATATCTGGAATTACGGGAAATCACAGACGAGGAAATCTCACACATGGATAGAATATATCAAGGCGTGGATTTCGGTTGGTATCCAGACGCATATGCTTTTATTCGGGCGTATTACGACAGCACAAGAGAGAAAATCTATTTTATTGACGAAAACTATGTGCATAAGACGAGCAATGAGTTGACGGCACAGTGGATAAAAGAACAGGGATACGATGATTACCGGATCATCTGCGACAGTGCCGAGCCTAAGTCAATCAATGACTATAGAGATATGGGACTTCCGGCAACGGGGGCTGCAAAGGGACCGGGTAGCGTGGAGTATGGTTTTAAGTGGTTACAGCGGCGCACAATCGTTATTGACCGCCACCGTACACCGAATGTCTATGATGAGTTTACAAAGTATGAGTATGACAGGGATAAGGACGGGAACATCATCAGTGGATATCCAGAAGGACAGGCAGACCACACTATAGCGGCCACACGGTACGCATTTGAGCCATTATTTAACAGGCGGGGCAATACGGCATAGGTGATACAGAAATGGGAATTTTATCAGCAGTAAAAAGGTGGATAGGCATGATTTTTAAAAAGCAGGCGGAGAAAGATTTTAGGGTAAAGGATACCACGTCAGCGCGGATGATGGCAAAGGTTGTAGAGTGTGCCAACATCTACCGCGGTGCGCCATACTGGCTAGACGCAGAAAACCGAATAAAGACTATAAATTTTGCAAAGGCGGTATGCTCCGAAACGGCGCGGCTCGTCACGCTGGGGATTAAAATCCAGGTTGACGGCGGCGCACGCGGGGCGTGGTTGCAGGAGCAGATTGATAAAGCCTATTATAGCCTGCGCCATTGGGTAGAGTATGGCTGTGCTTATGGCACGGTAATCATAAAGCCTAATGGCAGCGGGCTTGATATGTTTACTCCTATGGATTTTATCGTGACGGAGCAGGACGAGAACGGAAATATAACGGGCGTTGTGTTTAAAGACAGCTATGCGGCTAACGACAAGTTTTATACGCGTCTGGAATACCATAGGTTTGTCGAGATGCGGACGGAGGCGGGCGTGGTATACCCGTATGTTATATCAAACAAGGCGTATGTATCAAAGAGCAGCGAATCCCTCGGCGATCCTATCCCGCTGGCACAGACAAAGTGGGCAAATTTGCTAGAGGAAACGCCGCCGATTCTCAAGGGCGGGAACGAAAGACTTGATTCCCCCATGTACGGAGTGTTCCGCACCCCTGCTGCTAACAACGTAGACCTTTCATCTCCGCTGGGAATGCCGGTATACGCGGAAGCCATCGAAGAGATGAAAGACCTTGACATCGCATACAGCCGGAACGCCGGGGAGATATATGACAGCGAAAAAATAATCCTGGCAGATGATCGGCTGATGTTTGACAGCGGGAAAAACCTTAACGGGCGCATCCCAGACGTTAAACTGCCGCATTATGTAAAAAACGTGTTCGGCAACAGCCCGGAAGAGTTTTACCAGGAGATTACGCCGCAGCTCAATACAGCCACACGCCTTGACGGAATCAATGCTCTCCTGTCCCAGATAGGGTATAAATGCGGGTTCTCGAACGGCTATTTTGTCTTTAACGAAGCGAGCGGCATCCAAACGGCGACAGGCGTGGAAGCGGAGCAACAGCGAACCATCCAGTTTATCAAGGATGTGCGGGACAAGTTGGAAAGTTGCCTAAATGATGCAATATATGCCATGTCGGTGTATGCAGATTTGTACGCGCTTGCCCCTGTCGGGGTTTATGAAGTGGTATACGACTTCGGGGACATCACATACAACCGCGAGGAGGATCGGGCACGCTGGTGGAGCTATGTCGCACAAGGAAAGGTGCCCGCGTGGATGTATTTCGTCAAATTTGAGGGCATGACAGAGGACGATGCGAAGGCAATGATGACAGAAGCGCAGCCGAAGGAAACGGGGCTGTTCGGGGAGGAATAAGATGGAGCCGATAACCAGGGAAGAGTATTATCTTGCAAAGATTGCAGGGACATATAAGGGCAAGACACCCGAGCCCGTGACTATTGATGAATATTATCTTGCAACTATGGCGGGGGATTATTCCGGCAATACCCCGCAGCCCGTCACGAGATTGCAGTATTACATGGCAAAGGTAGCAGGAGTATGGGGCGGAAGCATCCCTGCGCCTGTGACACGATTAGAATATTACTGGGCGGCGATTGCCAGCGGAGAGGGGAAAGTCTTTCCGCCTGTGACACGAGAGGAGCATTTCTTGGTGCTGGTAGCCGATGCGTACAGCGTTGTGCTCACAGTCGTTACCGGCAACCCCGCCCTCTTGGAAAATTCAAAGAAGAATCGTGGGCTGGAATCCCTTACCCTATACGGCAAATCAACGCAGGTGAGCACGACTGGGGCACAGTTATTTCCATTTGAGGTAGGGAAAAAGGGCATAAATTTTGAGGTATTTGAAGATGGGATAGTGATATCCTGCAAAAAAGGAACCGATATCTATGCAGTTGGACGACCAAACGCTACGCTTGAAAGTTCATATGACGATTTCCCGTTATTAGCACCGGGAGAATATTATATTTATTCAGACAGCAAATATGTGGAATTACTTGTCACTACATTTGTAAATGGGGAATATTTAATTTTGGGAGTTTCCAGAAATGGAACTGCGGTGAAAATTAAAGTAATTGCTGGATATAAATTTCGGATATTGATTAGATGTAGAGAAGCCTTTGATGGCAAGGTTAAGGCGATTATATCCAAAAGATATCCAACTGCATTCAATTACGAGCCTTACACCGGCGGCAAGCCCTCACCGTCACAGGAGTACCCGCAGGAGATTAAAAGCGTAGGGCAGGATGGCGAGATTGAGGTTAAGACACTGGGCGCGAATCTGTTTGATGCTTCCACTGCATTAAAAACACAGATAGATGCAGGACTTCTGCATATAAACGATTCCGGAGAGGTAGTTTTAAACGGAACTTTTGGTACAAATAACCGAAATTTTTACATAACGTTAAAACCTGGGGTATATTGTCTAACAGGTGGCGCTATATGGCACATTATTGCATCTGAAGATTCCGTATTTGATCGAATATTAACAATTGATGAAGAAACAACTTATCACTGTTATATTAGTAATGGGACATATAACGAAGTAGTGTCTAATCCGATGATTAACGCAGGCTCAACCGCCTTGCCATACGAACCCTACAAGCCCGCCCAGACCCTCATCATTCCCACACCAAACGGTCTTTCTGGGATCCCGGTATCATCCGGCGGAAATTACACAGATGCAGACGGGCAGCAGTGGGTATGCGACGAGGTGGATTTTAAAAAAGGAGTGTATGTGCAGAGGGTCGCAACAGAAACACCAAAAGCAAAGTGGGAAAATATTGAAGAAACCGCTGATGTTCCAAACAGATATCGTATTTATGGAGCCCTTGTAAATAGATATAGGGATGGTTCGACTAAGTGTTTAATCTCACATGGTATTTATGCAAATTGGGGAATTGCTCCCGGATGGGCATTAAATTCAACAACTTTTTATTATCATCCCAAAGAAGATGTTACAAAAGAAGAGGCTAAAGAACAGATTCTTGGTTTTATAAACTCAGCCAATCCATTGACGTTTTTAGGGCAGCTTGAAACACCGATCGAAAAACCTCTTACCACAGAGCAGCTTGCCACTTATAAAGCCCTGCGAACCTACAGCCCAACAACGACCGTGGCAAACGATGCGGAAGCGGGGATGAGCGTGGGATACGCAAAGATGAAATAAGGGTACGCCATAAAATGCGGGAGGTGGTAGAATGAACCTGGATACGAAAGTTGGGGACGTGGAGATTAAGCTCGATACGTCCCGCATAGACGATAATCTGCTGGAAGCCCAGAAGCTTTTGAATATGCAGGTAGTGGCGGACAGCGCCCCCTTCGTTCCATTCCGGCAGGGTGCACTAAGAAACAGTGTAAGATATCCAGACGGGGTATACGGCGGCATCGTTGAGTATGACACGCCATATGCTCATTATTTGTACAAGGGCGTTGTGTACGGTCCGAATATCCCGCTTAAAGACGCAGAGGGGAACATCATAGGGTGGACATCCCCTCCCAGCAAAAGCCCGACGCAGAGACGGATTAAATATCACGAGCCGGGAACAACGTCTGAATGGTTCGAGGAAGCCAAAAGGCGGCATAAAGACGACTGGCTGAATCTTGTGAGAAAAACGGTGGGGAAAGAGTGATGCTGAGACCAGAGTATTTTGAAGGGAAAGCTGACCGGATATTAGAACTCTATGAACGGCTGGAAAACTTTATCCTGCGGGATATCGCCAGAAGGATTTTAAAATCCGGGAAAATCACAGCCACGGCGGACAGGTTGCTGTACAGGCTGGAGCAGTTGGGGGAAAGCCGGGATGAGATACAGCGGCGTATCATGGAACTGACAGACCTGAGCGAAAAAGAACTGCGGAAGCTCCTGCGTGGTGCCGTGCTGACATCGTGGGAAGATGATGCGGTTACACTGTCAGAAATGGGTATCGCGGCGCAGTCTCCGCTTGAAAATGCACGATATATGGCTGTTATTGAAGCAGAGTACATAAAAAGCCGGGCGGAGTTGAAGAACCTCACAAGGACGACGCTGGAACAAAGCCAAAAAGACCTTGTGTCGCTGCTCGACGAAGCCGATGTAAGGGTAGCAAGCGGAGTGCAAAGCTATCCCGCAGCCATAGCGGATGTGCTGGATGCGTATGCGGGACGCGGCGTTATGGTGGATTACCCGACAGGGACGCGAAGGACGCTGGAATCTGCGGTACGATGCTGTGTAGTGACGTCAATGAACCAGACAGCGGCGCAGCTGACAAACAGGTATATCGTGGACAGCGGAACAGAGTATGTGTTAACCTCGGCGCACCTCGGGGCAAGAGTAAGGCGCGATGGGCAGCCCTTGCTTGCGGGTCATGACGAATGGCAGGGCCGTGTATTTAAAATTGACGGAAGCGAGCCTGGATATCCGAACCTGCTGGAATCGACGGGGTATGATATTGATCTGACCACGGGAGAGGGCAGGGTTGTGGATATGAGAGGGCTGCATGGCTATAACTGTCGTCACGGTCATATGTTGTTTGACAAGCGGATGAAGAATCCGTGGAGGGACGCAGAAGGGAATCTGCTGGATGGAAGCGGAAATAAAATTACCGATGCTGAAAATCTAAAACGGTATGAGGACAGCCAGAAGCAGCGATCTATGGAGCGCGGAATCCGAAAGACGAAACGTCAGCTGATAGTAAAACAGGAAGAGCTTGCATGGGCGTCCGACACGGAACGGGAAAAGCGCCAGCAGGAATATGATAAGCTGGCTTACCGATTGCAGGGACAGAACAGGGCTTATAACCAGTATTGCGAAGAACATGGATTACAGCCGCAGTATGATCGGAATGCATTAGCGGGATTTGGATACCCGCAGCAAAAGGCAGCAAATAAAGGGGCAAAAAGATATGCGGAGAACGAACCGATTTGAATATTACAATCCAAACCCCTCGAAATGGCAAAGAGTAGGGGATTGCACTGTGCGCGCATTGTGCAAGGCTTTAGGGCAAGATTGGGATACAGTTTATGTAGGTTTGTCCGTGTATGGTTTTTCGTTGTCTGACATGCCAAGTGCTAATAGAGTCTGGGGCGCGTATCTGCGCGAGAACGGATTCCGCCGGTATATCGTAGACGACCACGGACAGCATGTTTACACGGTAGATGATTTTTGCCGAGACCATCCAGCAGGGACGTATGTGCTCGGGATAGACGGCCATGTTGTGTGCGTCAAGGATGGGCATTACTGGGACACATGGGACAGCGGACAGGAGATCCCGATATACTACTGGGAGCGATAGATAGGCGCTATGGAAACGATACAGGCTATACATCTTAATCTGGCACAGACACAATAACACAATAAGGGGAGTAATTTTGAAGGTATGTGATTTTACAGTATTTGAGTTGGATTTTTTCCGCGAATACTGCAATTTTACACCTGATGAACGGCAGCTTTTTGAATTACGGACGCAGAATATCCCGCTGGAAAGATGTGCGGAGATGATGAACGTGAGCGTGTCCACTGTGAAAAGAATGAGCCAGCGAATAAACAAAAAGATAATACGGGTATGCTGATTTGATACTTTTGTAAGCCTTTGATGAACTGTCAGAGGCTTATTTTTTATGCCATAATTTAGCTATAGAAAGTTATTGAATTAGTCATAGGAGGCGCAGGCATGGCATTACCATATCAAGGGTATGGCTATAATCCGTATCAGTATGGACAAATAAATCCATTACAGCCGCAGATGGACAGGCTGGCGCAGATGCAGGCTCAATATCAGCAGCCGCAGCAGACGCAACAGGTAAATCAGGGGATTTTGTGGGTGCAAGGCGAGGCTGGAGCTAAATCTTATCTTGTCGCTCCAAATACAAGCGTCCTTCTGATGGATTCCGAAAACTCTAATTTTTATATAAAGACTACCGATGCCGCCGGGATGCCGGCTCTCCGAACCTTTGCTTACAAAGAGGTCACTGTTGGCACGCAAGATCAGCAGAAACAGGCGGAAGTAAACTTAGATGATAAATACGTCACTCGAAAAGAATACGACGATTTGAGAAGCAAATACGAAGAGCTGTATAGTTATCTCGAAACGGCAACAAAGCCAGAAGGAGGCAGGCATGGCGAATCCCTTGTTTGAGGCCCTGAACGGTAACAGGATGTCTGGAATGCTGGAACAGTTCCAACGATTCCGGAAAGAGATGGAGGGCAGGAATCCACAGGAGGAAATCAATAAACTTTTACAGTCTGGCAAAATAAACCAGCAACAGTTAAATCAAGCCCAGCAGATGGCACAGCAGATGCAGGGTATGTTTAAAGGCTTTTTTAAATAGTACACAACCGGGTGCACACGGTTTTGTAAATACATTATCGAAGGAGATAATTACTATGACAGACGGTTTAACCGCTTCTGATGTTGCCGTATTAACCGGCGGCACAGGAAAAAATGACGGCTTCGGCGGAGATTGGGGTGCATGGATTATCCTTTTCCTGATTTTCGGTATGTTTGGCTGGGGCGGCTTCGGCGGCTGGGGCGGAAATGGTGGAGGAGCAAATTCTCCTGCATTTCAGGGTTATGCAACCCGTGCCGATATCGACGCAGCGCTGTCCACGCAGGGAATCGAAAACGGGATCCAGAACCTTTCCGGCCAGCTTTGCAACGGCCTTGCTGGCGTAAACGCCAACCTGTCAAATCTGGGTTATCAGATGCAGCAATGCTGCTGCGATACCCGTGAGGCTATTGCTGGCGTAAACTACAACATGGCAGCCCAGACAAACATCCTACAGAATACCGTAAACAACGGATTCCGCGATGTAATTGACGCGCAGAACGCCGGAACACAGCGCATCATCGACCTGTTTACACAGGACAAGATACAGTCTTTGCAGACCGAGTTACAGTCCGCACAGCTCCAGCTGTCTAACAACGCACAGACAAACAGCATCTTAAATGCTTTGAGACCTACACCCGTGCCGTCTTATCCGGTCATGTCCCCGTACACGTCCATCGTAAACCCGACAGGCTTTAGCTTTGGCGCCGGATGTGGCTACGGAGGCAACACGGGATGCGGATGTTAAAACTTCAGACGGAGTATCTTCGTGGCATTATTTTGCCATGATGTTCGGCTGATGCCGTTATTCACAAAAAGGGGCAGGCTGAGAACGTCTGCCCCTTTTGAAATGAAGGGAGAATAAAATGATTGAGTTAGTAAACACAACGCCGGTCACGGTCCCAGTAGGGCAGTCCATCCCGTTTTCGGCAGTGGCAACAAAGGGCGGATGCGCAGAAAGACACAGGGCTGGAAGCGCGCAGATAACGCTTGTAAAGCCCGGTAGATATCTGATCACATTTTCCGGGAACGTCGCAGTACCGACTGGGGAAACGGTAGGAGAAGTGGCGCTGGGAATTGCCAGAGATGGGGAAATCCTCGGCGGCACGGTGATGCGTGCCACCCCTGCGGCAGTAGAGCAGTATTTTAACACATCGTCCCAGACATACGTCGATGTGTTCTGTGGATGCTGTGAAAACGTTTCCATCAAAAACGCAGGGACAATTCCTGTGTTAGTAGACAACCCGAATATAACAGCTGTTCGGGTTTGCGGTTAAGGAGGGCAGGCCATGAGTTACAAATTGATGCAGAACATCCGGGAAGAACTGGATAAAATCGCGGAAAAAGGTCTGAACACGGGCAATCTAGAGACCGCATACAAATTGATAGACATGTTGAAAGACATGGAAAATTTGGAATACTGGAAGTGCAAAGAGGGTTATTATAACGCCGTCCTTGACGAAATGGAAGGCGGATATAGCCAGAATGGAGAGTACAGCGAGAGGCGGAAACGCGACAGCCGTGGGAGATACAGCAGGGATGACGGAATGAGCATGACGGCTTATGACGATGGATCCTCCTATGCGCGACGTGGGGAGCACTATGTAAAGGGGCACTATAGCCGTGGAAACGGAAACAATGACCCTTATGATGATTACATGGAAAACAAGCAGTCTTATCGCAACGGCAAGTCTGAGGATTGCAAGCGGCGTATGCTGGCCGCTCTGGAAGAGCATATGGATGCACTGACGGAAGAGCTGGGAGATCTGTCAAAAGATGCAGACTGCCGAGAAGAGAGGGAGACCATTTCGCGGTATATCGAAAAATTACGAAAGATGATGTGAGTAAAGGCGGCGAGGAAACTTGCCGCTTTTGCTTTAAACATGGGTACGCCATAGTTTTTTTTGTTTGGTAAAATGTATTAAAGGCTATGGAAAGGAATGATCATTATGGAGATCAAAAGGGTATACTGTCCTGTCTGTAATAATAAAACGCGGTCAGCATTCCGCAAGGATACGACAGCGCATAATCTTCCGGTGTTTTGCCCGAAATGTAAAACGACCAGCCTCGTGAATATTGAAAACGGAAAGGCAGAGCCTATCGTCCGTTAAGTGCCAGACGCCAGACGCAGAGCCAGTGATTTGTAAGGATTTCTTACAGATTGCTGGCTCTTTTTTGTATTTGTATTTCCTCCTTTACAGCACACAGCCTTGCGGGAAGGTTGAAAATGCGGTTCGACTCCGTCTGTGTGCAATCCTGTAAATCGTAATTGCAGGAAAATCCATCCCATCTTTCTTTGTTTTTGCCACCGTGCATGGAAGCAGCCGGGTTCAAGCCCCGGCGCACGGTATAGGTGCATTGTTTAGACAGCGCCGATCATTACGCTTTTCGCCCGGTTCGCTACCCCGGGCGCTTTGTGGGATAGCTCAGGAGGTAGAGCAGCGGCCTTATAAGCCGTGTGTCATGGGTTCAATTCCCCTTCCCACAACTACCCCGCCCGTGGTTTATCGGGCTTAATCCATACCGCTGACGGGCGGTTAATCAATCACGTTTAGGAGGATAAAGATGCAGAACATTGAAGCAATTTTGACAGAGCTGGGAATTGAGGTCTCGGCGGACAAAAAGGAAAGCCTTACGAAAAAGGTGGCGGAAAATTACGTCACGAAAGCTGAACATGAAAAGAAGCTGGGAAAGGCTGAGACTGACCGGGACACGTGGAAAGAAAAAGCTGAGACGGCAGAAAGCACCCTGAAAGGCTTCGAGGGCGTTGACCTTGAAACAATGCAGAAGGATTTGGCTGATTGGAAGAAAAAGGCCGAGGATGCCGAGAAAAACGCACAGGCGCAGCTGTATGAGAGAGATTTCACGGACGCTCTGAAAACGGAGTTTGAAGGAATTAAATTCTCGAGCGAAGCGGCAAAGCGCGCAATTATGGCAGAAGTCAAGGAGGCCGGATTAAAGCTGAAAGACGGGAAAATCCTTGGACTGAATGACCTCATAGCCCAGATGAAGGAAAAGGACGCTTCGGCATTTGTTGACGATGAGCAGCAGAAAGCACAGCAGAATCAGGCACGCTTTACACAGCCGACAAATAAGCAGGAGCAGGGCGGCGCGCTGACGAAAGACCAGATTATGAGCATCAAGGATGCTTCTGAGCGTCAGGCTGCAATTGCTGCGAACATGAGTTTATTTAATTAAAGCAGGAGGGCTAATATGCCAGCAAAAGCAAATTTGATTAAAACAGCGGATGTCCAGGTAACCGCAAGAGAGCTGGATTTTGTAACCAGATTCGAGCGCAACTGGCAGCATCTGCGGAACATCTTGGGGATCATGCGCCCCATAAAGAAGCAGCCCGGCGCAATGCTGAAAAGTAAATATGCGGAGGGGACGCTCGAGGATGGTGCAGTAGGCGAAGGCGAGGATATCCCGTATAGCAAATTTACCGTAAAGGAAAAGAAGTATCAGGAAATGACCATCGAGAAGTACGCGAAGGCCGTTTCGATTGAAGCAATCAAAGACCACGGTTATGACAACGCTGTCCAGATGACTGACGACGAGTTCCTCTATCAGATTCAGGCGGGCGTGACAAAGAAGTTTTACGACTATCTGAAAACCGGAATGCTCACGTCCGAGGAAACAACCTTCCAGATGGCACTTGCGATGGCAAAGGGCAAGGTTGAGAACAAGTTTAAGCAGATGCACCGGAACATCACCGGGGTTGTCGGTTTTGTGAACATCCTTGACGTGTACAAGTATATCGGAGCAGCGAACATCACCATCCAGAATCAGTTCGGCTTCCAGTACCTGAAGGATTTTATGGGGTTCAATACAATTTTCCTCCTTTCTGACAGCGAGATCCCGGCTGATACGGTAATCGCTACACCGGTGGAAAACATCGTGATGTATTACATCGACCCCAACGACAGCGACTTCGCGAAGGCAGGACTTGTGTACACGACCAGCGGAGAAACGAATCTGATCGGTTTCCACACACAGGGCAACTACAACACCGCCGTGTCTGAGGCGTTTGCGATCACCGGCCTTGTGCTGTTTGCGGAATACCTGGATGGTATCGCGAAAATCACCGTAAATGCGGGGGGTTGATGGCCGCCAGTACACCCCTGAACACTGACGGCGAACCGCTTTCCGGGGAAACAAGACGGAAGAGTAGGAGATAAGGAGGCCGACGGGATGGCATACACGACATTTACATTTTATGAACAGATCTACCACGGGAATGTCGTCCCGGCGGAGGACTTTGATCGTATCGCAGACCGCGCCAGTGACTTTCTAGACGTGATAGCCTTTGACCGATTGGCTGACGGCTTACCGTCTGATGAAAGGGCGGCGACAAAGGTACAGAAAGCCGTGTGTGCGGTCTGTGATAAGTTATATCAACTGGAGCTGGCAGAGAAGAAAGCGCTGTATTCCGCTGGGGAGACATCTTCCGGCGGGGCTGGCGGTGTTACTTCGGGAGTAATTACTTCCAAGTCTGCCGGTTCTGAATCAATTTCCTACGCTTCCCCGTCCGAAATGGCAAACGGCGCAAAGGCATGGAGCGCGGTCTACCAGGCGGCCGGGGATGCACAGGAGACGAACAAGCTTCTGGCAGATGCGGCAATGCTTTATCTGGCAGGAGTGAAAAATGATGATGGCGTACCGTTGTTGTACGCAGGAATAAGGTAGAAATGGGTAACAATAAATTTTTAGCTTTATGCAAAAAGATTGTGGTTAAACAGGAGGATTAACTCATGGACATTACGACATTAGGAACTTGTGTGGCCATCGTGGCTATCTGCTATGTTATCGGTCTGGGCTGTAAGGCGGCGCAGAAAATCCCGGATGAGTGGATTCCGGTCATTATGGCGGTATGCGGCGGCCTTCTGGGTGCGCTGGGAATGAACATCATGCCGGACTTCCCGGCGACGGACTATATCAATGCTGCGGCGGTGGGCATGGTGTCCGGGCTGGCGGCCACAGGAGTAAACCAGGTATACAAGCAGGCAAAGAAAGCGTGATTTTATGGGCGGACGCGGTGCAGCAGGCGGTCTGGTTTCGGGAACAAAACTTGAATATGGCGGAAGAAGTATGAGCATATTCAAATTCTTAAATCAAGACGATATTAGACGGGCAAATGATGCTTCTATTACGGACATGGGAGACATTATAAAAAGAATGTTTTTAAGCAATTCTAAGGAAATAAACAATTTTGAACTGTCTAGTCAAGAAAAAAAAGACGCTATTGACGAAATGGCAAAGCTTTCAACCGCAGCATTAAAAGCTTCCGCGGCTGCTGTAAATCCATATGTAAGCGGCCCTGCGAGGCTTACACAAGGACAAAGAAGCGGAAGTTTAGCGGGCAAAGCTGCAGATGCAAGAGGCTCTATAGATTCCTATATGAAAGAATTGCGAAACAAATCCGATAAGAATGTAAAGGCGAGAAAAGAGCGGGAGCTTGCATCGGCTCTAACATCAGCCGCCAATTCTGGAAAATTGGAAATTATAGTTGACGGAAAACGGTATTATAGGAAATCAAAACGTGGAAAGTATTGGTATTCATAATGAATTACAGAAACTGCCGTAATTATGAAAATCTGGAGCGCCGGCTATTTGACGGCGTGGGTGAATATGGCATACCGCAGATAGAGCCAGTAGCCTATGAGGGCGGTTGTGACTGGATCGGATTCAATTATGCAAAGAGTACCAAGGATTGCGAGGGAAAAGGCGTTCATTTCTTTTTGGATGATTACCAGTTTTGCCGCCTGTGGTCAAACATAGACCGGTATATCCCGATGCTTCAAAGATTTCGCTATGTAATGTCTCCAGATTTCTCTACCTATACAGATTTTCCTAAGGTCATGCAAATATACAACCACTACCGGAAACACTGGTGTGCGGCGTATATGCAGGAGGCAGGAATACAGGTTATCCCGACGATCTCATGGAGCACGCTGGACTCATTTGACTGGTGCTTTGACGGAGAGCCGGAGGGCGGAACCGTGGCGGTATCTTCTGTTGGCTGCATGAACAGCAAGGAAAAAAAGGCGCTGTTTTTGGCAGGGTATGAAGAAATGGTGAGGCGGTTGCAGCCGGAGACGATCATCTTTTACGGTTCTGTGCCAGAGGAATGCATGGGAAATATCGTGAGAATCCGGGCGTTTACGGATAAATTTAACGAAGCTCTTTGTGAAATGAGGGATACCGATGGATGATGCGATAGTGACAATATTCAATTTTTACGAATCCAGCACTGCCGCCATCTGGTATCCCCATGTGCTTTCCGGCGTGCATCTTGAGACTGATCGGGGGCAGATCATGAAACTGTACGGGACAGACAGCACAGATAACGCACAGTTACATATCCCGTTCGGGGTTAAGAACGGGAGAAAAATTATTGTTGATACCGTCGGAAAAGAATTGCCGTGGCTTCCGCCGAAGGAATGGAACAGACAGGTCAACGATTTGTTGCCAGACAGCATTACATTTAATCCGTCTACAGACTTTTTCATGGTAGGAGCATGGGACGGTGCCGTACTCGTAAACGATGCAGATTATACAGACAGGCGATATGAAGGGTTTTATGCGTTTATGAATGCCGAAAAAGATTTTGTTTACCTGATATCGTCAGTGGGCGGACCGTATACGGTAATCCCACATTTTGAAATCTTAGGGAAGTAGGTGGTGAAAGTGGCTGAACCTATCGGGAATGATGCTACCGGCTATGATGTTTTGACGGCGGCAATGAAGTCGCTGCTTAACCATTTTCCGGGGCTGTATCCGGATGAAGTAATTAAATTCGAAGAGCTCGGGTCTGAGGATGGCATTGCGTTTTCCAATGATTCCGGGGCGCTGGTGTATACAGAAAAAGAAGATATACTCGGGCGGATATATCAGGAATGCCGGTATCCCTGCTTTGTAGTATACCGTTCGACCACGGGAGCAAGGGAACGACAGAAAATCACTATTCTGGAATTTCTGGACACGCTGGGGCGCTGGCTTTGCCACGAACCCTCCGGGATTGAAGGGAAAGAGTACGAAAAAGCGGTATACCCGGATTTGACCGCAGGGCGGAAAATTGAGCGGGTAACACGTGGGAACGCATATGGAACACAGCCGCAGGAGAATGGCGTGCAGGACTGGGTTCTACCGGTTACGGTTTATTATAAAAATGTTATCGAACCTGAATTTTAAGAAAGGAAGAAAACGATGAAAAGACATTTGTTGAGACATTTCGTTGATGTAAAAATGGACACGTCCGCTGAGGGGTCAGCGGCAGACTACCGGCTTCTGGGAACGGGCATTACATCTTTGACAGAGGAGATGAACCCGGAGACTGAAACAGTGCAGTACATCAATCAGGAAAACGGATCTACTGACCTTAAATCTTATACGCCGTCCATCGAAGTTGAAAGACAGAACGTAGACGAAGAGGACACGGAGCTCACGGACTGGTTTAACAAGATGATCGACACGCTGCCCGTCGGAGCTGACGCCATCACATCCTATGTCCGCGTGAGAGTTTCCGGCGCTGGACCCTCATATCCGGCAGTCCGCCGCCGTTGCGTTGTGAGTGTAGGTGGCACGGGCGGCGATGCAGGGTCAAACGTGACAGATACACTGACTCTTGGCGGCAGAGGTGACGGAGAAGCTGGAACGTTTAACGTAACCACAAGAAAATTCACGGCGACGCCCGCGTCTGACAGGGCTTTAACGGAATAAGGAGGACAAGATGGGAGCAGCAAGTTTACGAGTAGACAGTGGCGTCAAACGCATTGAGGTCAACGACAACGGCGATTATATTGCGGTCAACATCTCTGACAACAGTTTTTTTAAGCGTTTTGACGATTTTGTGGCATGGCTGAATGCAAAAAACGAGGAAGCCGATAGGATTGCTAATGATTCTTCCGGTGATTTCACGGAACGCTTCGGAGCGTATGACGCTTTATGCAAAGAGGCCTGCGCTGAGTTGGATTCTCTGTTTGGGAGCGGGTGTTGCAAAAAGGTGTTCCCTGACGTGGAATCCCCGGGAATGGAGCTTATCGCGGACTTTTTAGACCAGATCATACCGATTCTTCAGGGCTTCGCCACTGAACGAAATCAGAAAATCACAAGCAAATACAGCCCGAACAGGAAAGGGGCGCGAAGCAATTAAATGTGGAATGTGCTGCTTGATAAATTCCCAACAGAATATGAGGGTTTCCGCATAGACGAAGCCTTCCAGACAGGGATCCAGATTTCACAGGCTTTGCAAGATCCGGACCTGTCAGACGATGAAAGGTTGGCTGTAGCGCTGGGGCTGCTGTATCCGTCAGAGGATGGGGACGGCAGCCCTTCTTCTTTACCCGATTTAAAAACTGCCGTGGATGGCCTTAGGTGGTTTCTGAGCGGGTGGTATACCGACAACCGCCCGAAGGATGAGGACAAAGTTCCGGTAACAGATTTTGACATAGACCAGTGGCGCATCTATTCAGCATTTCTGGAGAAGTACGGAATCGACCTGAACCGGTCTGACATGCACTACTGGGCGTTCATGGGACTGCTGTCCACGCTCGGTGAATGCGCATACACGAACGTCATAGCCATCCGGCAGCAGAAAATAGACCCTAAGATGGACACGCGTGCAAAACAGGCATTGCAGGAGCAGAAACAAATATTTGCAATAGAGCGGGAAGAGGAACTGACAGAAGAGGAACAGGAAGACGTTGACGCTTTTATGAAATGGATCAAGGTAGGAGGCTGATATGCCGAAATATGACGGTTCGATACGGATAAACACAAAAATTGAAACAAAAGATTTAAACAGCCAGATGATGCGCGTGTCTAATGCCATAAAAAAAGACAGCGCGGCTTTAGATTCTCTCAATCGCAAAATGGAAGAATTTTCGCAAAAGAAAATCCCGACAGAAAAATTTGCAGAATTACAAAGAGAGTTAGAAAAGGCAGAATCCGAGTATTCAAAACTGCAGGCCCGTATGTCACAAAAGGGGGCGGCAACGTCTGAGTATAAAGCTTTACAGAAAGACCTCGTTGCGGCGCAAGGAGAGCTGTCTAAGCTTGTAGCACGTCAGACAGACTGGGAAAACATGGGGGTACCTCAAACCGGCGGCGCATGGGACGTACTAAATGAACAGGTTGCAGCCGCATCCGACCGTGTAGATGATCTGAAAGAAAAGCTTCAGCAGATGGAGAACAGTGGAAAGGCGTATACCCCGAAGGTGGACAAGGCTCAACTGGATGAAGCGGCTCAAAAAGTAGATGAAATCAAGGCAAAAATAAACGCGGAGAAAGCATCCGGCGCTGCGTTTGTATCCCCGAAAGACACGGAAGAGTTTCAAAAAATGTCTGCAAAAGCGTCTCAGCTTGCCGGAAACATAGATGTTTCAAAGCGCAGGATGGCAGAACTTAACGCGAAGCAGAAGCCCATCAAAAAAGAATTTGACCGGATGAAGAATTCTGCCGATAAAGCATTTAAAACAGCCTCGTCCGGCGCAAAAAAAAGCGCGGGGCTGTTCGGCACTTTTGCATCAAGATTGAAAGGTATCGCATTATCGCTGTTGATATTTAACTGGATTACAAAAGCATTTAATGCGATGGTAGCCGGAATGCAAAAGGGGTTTTCAAACCTTGCAAAGTATTCTGCTCCGTTGGCAAATTCATTTCAGTCTCTAAAAAATTCACTGGCTACACTTGGGAATGCGTTTGCTGCCGCCTTTGCTCCAATTGTCCAGATGGTAATTCCATATCTCAATGCGCTTATAAACGGGATAGCGCGGGCGATAACATATGTGGCGCAGTTTATTGCCATCCTTGGCGGGAAAAGCACTTTCATCCGAGCGAAAAAGATACAGGATTCCTATAACGATTCCCTGAATGGAACAGCAGCGGCGGCAAAAAAGGCAGCCGGAGCTTTGGCAAAGTTTGATGACCTGGATGTGCTGCAAAAGCAGGATGATTCCGGCGGCGGTGGAGGTGGAACACAGCCGAAAGACATGTTCGAGGAAGTCCCTGTTGATGCAGGAGTGAAGTCTTGGCTTGATGGGATCTTGGAGAAGCTGAAACCTATTCTTGACTATGTAAAAGAGTTAAAAGATGCTTTTGCGGAAGGATTCTGGGATGGTTTGGGGGATTTTGAATACCGCTTAGATATCATCAAAAATGGGCTTCAGCAAATCGGCGATGCATGGATAGAGATATGGTCAGATCCTGCGGTTGTAGGGGCTGCTGACAACTTCCTTAAAACTTTTATGTATATGTTGGGTTCCTTTACCGGCTCAATGGCGAGCATAGGTCTTACTCTGGCGGCGGCTTTGATCGGCGGGGTTGGGGATTATCTCGAAAACAATACCGACCGGATAAAGAAATTCCTGATATCCGCATTTAACGTGGGGGCAGATATAAACCTCCTTCTGGCGGATTTGTTCCAAAGTATAGCCTATGTATTTGAAGCATTTGCAAGCGAAAACGGGATCCGCTTTGTATCGGCGCTGATAGGAAGCATTGCGGATGCAGCTATGGGGCTGACTGAACTTGCGCTTAAACTGGGGCGGGACTTTTTACAAATGCTCATTGTACCGTTTACAGAAAACGCTGACGGGTTCAAGACTGCACTGGAGGGGTTACTAGGCGGCGCAGCAACCGTGCTGGAAGGATTTAAGACGGCTGTAGATAAAGCGTTTGATAGCCTGAATGCAATGTACGACGCTCATATCAAGCCATTATTTGATAGTATAACGAGCGGGCTTTCAGAGGTTGTCAACCATTTTTTAACCGCATGGAATACACACATTCAGCCAGTTATCGACAGAATCGGGACTAGAATATCAGAGCTTCTTACGCAGTCTTTTCTGCCGGCTTGGGAAGCTATAATAAGAGGAGTTGGGTTGGTTGCGGATATTTTAAAATCTTTTTGGGAGAGTATTTTGCAACCGATTGTTGACTGGATTATGACCTACGCAGTGCCATTCTTGGTGCAAGGATTAGGGGTGCTGTTAGAGTTTATTATACTTGGAATTAAGACGATTGTTGATGGTTTTACAACCTTTATGACTTTTATAAACGATTGTTTAGAATTTTGGAAAGAGGCGTGGGCGGTTGCTTGTGATACGTTCAACGATTTCTGGAATAAGATAAAAAGTATTATTGACATCATGAAAACTGTATTTCGTCTGTTTGTAAAAGTTGTTAAGCAGCTGATTGATGGAGACTGGAAGGGCGCATGGAATACCGCGCAGGAAATCTTCACGATTTTTAAAACCAAAGTAGAAGGCGTCGTGGATTCTATAAAGGCGTTCTTGTCCGGCTTCTTTACATGGGTTAGCGACATGATTGCAGGCGTTATAGAGGAAATCAAGAACATCGGCAGCGGTATCAAAAACGCATTTACTGGTGGCGGATCATCGAAGCCGCGAACAATGTCCACGCAGCCGTATGCCATAAACGAAAGCTTTGCATCTCGTATCCTGCGGGATATCCCGGCGCTTGCATCTGGCTCGGTAATCCGTGGCGGCAACCCGTTCTTGGCGATTCTGGGCGACCAGCGGGCAGGGCAGACCAACATCGAAGCGCCGATAGGCACAATCAAACAAGCTGTATCGGAGGTAATGGCAGAGAGCGGCGGCGGATTTAGAACGGCGAAAATTGTCTTGCAGGTAAACGGGGTAGATCTGGCGCAAGCTACACTGCAGGATTTCTTATCGGAAGCAAGCAGGCAAGGATATGATCTGGAGGTGATCGGAGGATGATTTTTACACGCGGCATATACATAGATGGGGAGTATTTTAACATCCCCATCGTGTCCATAAAAAGAAACGCGGATTTCCTCGACAAATTCGCCGAAAGAGTTGAAACGGGAGAGCTCCAGCGTGAATTGATAGGCGTGTATTTTAACTACACAATGTCGGTCGGGAAGAGCAGCTCGTTCCCGGATGGCGTATATAAACGTTTCTGGGATAAGGTTACAGAGCCCGTCCCATTCCATATTATTTCGCTGCCGTCAGACCCTGGTTATTACGAATACACAGCTTATATATCCAGCGTCTCTGATGAATACGAGAAGATAACACAGGATAGCGCTGATTATAAAGGGTTTACCTGCAAGTTTACGGCGAAAGAACCGGCAAGGAGACCATGATGAAAACAGAATTTTATGTCGAATACAATCTGTATGACACGACTGCTCTGCCTGATGCAAAAGAAAGCACAGAGAGCAATGCTGCTTTTGGGGATATGGGGCTGTTTAAGTCAAAAGGCAGCCCACCAAAATACGCTACACTGGAACATAATTTTTTCGTGTTGGATGGGAGTCTTAGCGAAATGCCAGACACGCCGACGGACATCCCATTTTTTTCGGATGTGCAAGCGGGCGCAGATGGAATTTTCACAAAACAGCCTGTAATCAGAATAGATTTTACCGAAAATCATACCTCTATCGGGCTGACTTTTCATTTTTCGGAAGCATTCCCGCTGGAGATGGAAGTGACATGGTACGACCTCTGCGGTACATATAAATCGCAAAAACGTTTCTTTCCGGACAAACTTGATTATTTTGCCAAAAACCAGGTGGAGGAATACGGACGCATTGAAATCCGATTTGTACGTGCCCTACCGTGGCACAATGTAAAGTTAAACTATCTCGAGTATGGCACAACGTTTATCTGTGGCCCCGATGTCATAAAAAGCGCGAAGCTTGTAAATGACACAGATCCTATCAGTAATCAGATTAAAACGGACAAACTCACGTTTGACTTTGTTGACACTGATGATGATTTTAATGTTGGAAACATTAACGGGTTGCACAAAACATTGCAGAAAAAGCAAAGAATGTTGCCATACGAAATCGTTGACGGCGTGAAGATGCCGCTGGGCGTGTTTTTTATGGAATCCAACAGTACCACCAAAAATGTCACCCAAATATCGGCGATCGACTACAAAGGGATGCTTGCTAATGTGGATTTTAAAGACGGGCGGATATATGTCGGAGAAACGGCGGGAAGTGTAATCGCGGAGATTATGACAGCAGCAGGGATTGAAGATTATACAGTAGAGGAAGAAGTGGCACAAACCCCTCTATATGGCACGCTTAAAATCCAGACCTGTCAAAAAGCTCTGCGGGAGGTCTTGTTCGCTTGCTCGGCGATTATGAACACATCACGGAGGTCGGGCGTTGAAATACGGAAATCAACGAGAAGAATATCTGCAACGATTCCTCGCAGTCGGAAATTTTCCACGACATTAAAAGTCGACCCTTATGTATCAGATGTGAACGTAAAATATAAAACATGGGTGTTGGAGACAGCAGAAAGTGAGATTACAAAAGGCACATACGAGCCGGGGATACATATAATCCAGCTTACGAGCCCGGCGGTGAACATGGTCGCATCAGCAGGCAGGATAGTTAAACAAATGCCGTATTATGTTGTGCTTGAAATCGCGGGAAGCGCCCGTACGGAGGTTGCAATCACGGGGCGCAAATATGTTGGCACAGAGCTGGCTACACTGTCCAGAATCGAGCATATAAAGTCCGGCGAGGTGCGGAACACAAAAACATTTACAGGAACGCTTTTGAATTATGAAAGTGCCAAGAAGGTTGCAGATAATATACTTGATTATTATCAGCTTCAGCAGATTATTCAGACGCGTCATTTGTCCGCCGAGGAAAAAGCGGGGGACTGGGCGGAAGTCGAAAATACCTTGCAAATGCATGGTAATTTTGTCGCCTGTATAGAATCCCTCAGCATTGACCTCACGGGTGGATTTGTGGGTACGGCAAAGTACAGAGGATATTATAAAATAACATCAGAAGATTATTATTCTGGCGAGTTGTATGCTGATGAGGAGGTGGGAATCACCTAATGGAATGGGTATATGACCGGACACAGGAGGATGTGGAGCGGGCAAAACTACTTACGCAAAAATATGCTGCGGGGACGATCACGGAAACGGAGAAAAAAGAATGGGCTGCAGGAATGAAAGGCGCGCTGAATGCCTCAGACCTGAACAGGATTGAAGGGAATATCCGGGAAATCGCTGGAATTTTAGCGATAACTGTAACAACGAAAACGTGGGAAAAGAATCAAATCCCACGAGTAAGTGATTTTAAAAGAATCCGTGATAATGTACAACGCATCCGGGACGCATGGAGTACCTTGAAAGATACCCCAGTTACGCCAGATACGCCGCTGGTTACTTATCAAAAATGGAATGCCATAGAGCGGATTTTACACGATGTCAAATATGTATATGACCGCGTCATGGACAGTTATTATTATTGCGGCGATGAAATCTACGCCGGGGAAGGAATAGGGATTTTATAATGGCAGAGACATGGTTTACGCCAAAAGAGTGGAAAGCCCGCCTTGTGGAATTTGCAGGACGGCGGTTGCTGAGAAATGTTGCAAACGGAGAAACTGTAACATATGACGTATCCCGTAGCGAGGGGCAGGTTTCGCAGGAGGGCGATGCGTTTAACACTAAAAATATGAACGACCTTGAACAGCGAATCTCGAACGGATTTGCGAATGCAAAGACAAATCTTGATTTACTAAATAGTGATTTGGGTGGTCTATCTTTTGGTCAGGATGCAGACGGCAACTGGGGATACAAGATTGGAGGTGCGGATACAGTAATCCCTTTTAAGGGTGAGCTGGACTTCGACTACGAACACAACATATCAATTCCATATATTGTTGCGGCCGGTAATCCAAATGTTCTTCATTACTACACCATGACGGAAAGGGATGCTGAATATTCCTACTTAGCATTATTTGTAGTTACTTCAGCTAGCGTTGTTTCCATAGAATTGAGCGGTGTTAGTGGGCCATCGTTCGTGTGTAACAAACCAGGCGGATCTTATTCTTTTGCCATGATTAAAGATCCGATTTTAAACGGGAAAGTTAATTTTAGACACGGAGGAACAGGAGACGGACATGTTTTTAAGCTTATGATTAAGTAATATTAGCTATACCATACTCGCACAATCGCAATGGGGGGATAAAACGGGTGGACTAATTACATTAAAATATTAACTTTTGCAATTTTTAGCAAAAATCTAAAACACTAACAGAAAAGAGGTAAAAGCATGAAAAAAATCGTGTTTAAATCTGGCAAAGAACTGGAGATTGATGGAATTACCCAAAGCGGGAAATTCTTGCAAATCTCTATAAAAAGCAGCGATGTAAAAAGCATAATTGACATGTTTTCGAACGCTGAGAATACGGCTGTGATGCGATATTATGTTGGGACTGACCTGATATGCGGATATGCTGGGTTTAAAAAATTCGTGAGTTTGAAATATACGCCTGACGTGATAGCGTCCATCAATTATGAGCAGGAGGACGCAACCACAGAAAGCGGGTTTGCGGAATCCCATGTGGCTGTATGTACGGTGCATATGGAAAAAGTTGAAGAAGCAGTGCTGCCGGAGGGACTGACTGATAAAGTCGCAAAACTGGAAAACGATGTGTCCAGCATCACGTCCGGCATCAATGAAGTTAACGGAATTTTGGAGGGCGAATGATATGTTTACGGAAAAAGCGAAAGAAAATCTCCTGGCAATGCTAGAGCAGGCTAAATTCAGCGCTGCGGACAACACGGATGCACAAGCTTTACGCGTGCCGTCATTGTACCCTGAATGGGAAGCGCTGGAGGCCGGAACACATCTGACAAAAGGGCGGCGGTGCACTTATAATAAAGTGCTGTACAATGTCCTGTCTGACCACGATAAACAGGAGCAGTGGACTCCGGAGGCGGCACCGTCCCTGTTCGCAAAAGTTCTTATCCCAGACCCGAACGTAACACCGGACTGGGAGCAGCCGGGAAGCACAAACGGATATAAAAAAGGCGATAAGGTAAAACACAATAGTAAGGTCTGGGAATCTCTGGTCGACAATAATGTATGGGAGCCGGGAGCCGTAGGAACGGATAGTGTATGGAAAGAAGCCAGCGAATGAGAAAGGCGTAGGAAATGCTTATTGAACTGATAGAAAAGGCGGAAAATGTTGGGTGGGGGACAATAGCGGTTGTGATCGCTGGTGTGTTTATGTTTATCCCGACTATCGTGGAAAGCTGGAATAAGGTCCTTGACGCACTGGGGTTGGTAAAGAAAAAGAATCTTTTCCGGAAACAGCGTGAAAAGGAGATCGCAGCAGTCTATTCACATATCGAGGAGCTGCAAAGTGGAGTCGTGTCAAAGCAAGAGGAGTACCACCAGCAATCTATTACGATCAGGGACAATCTTGCCAGAAGGCAGGACGATTTGTACGAAAAACAGATTGAATTGAAGCAGGATGTAAAGAATATAACTCGGATGCTGGAAGAGTACATCCAGAAGGACAACGAACGCACGATTGCTTCGCTACGTACAACTCTGTGGCGGCTACATAAGGAATTTACATCACAGAGATATGTGACGCCGGACGGATTAAAGACCTTCCGAGAGCTGGGGAATGTGTACGAAGCTGCCGGCGGGGATGACATTTATCACGAAAAGCTGCAGCCGGAGGTGTTAGCTCTAGACATCAAATATCCGGATGGAAGCATATACAAAATTAAGGAGGTATGACAATGAAAAAGATTGATTGGATGCGAAAACTGACAAGCAGAAAGCTTTGGATGAGCGTGGCATCATTTGTGACGCTGATGATTGTGGCTTGCGGAGGGACGGAAAATGAAGCCACACAGATCTCTGCGCTGATCATGGCTGGTGCTACGGTTATCGGCTATGTCATCGGCGAGGGTTTGACAGATGCGGCAGCTATTGAAGCAGACAAGGAAGGATAAGGTGATCCGATTATCTCCCGGCGCGGGGTTAAGCGTGATTCTGGGGCGGCTTCGGTCGCCCTCATAAAATGATAAGGAGAGTAGAATATGAAAAAACTTTTTATTTCATAGCCGATGAAAGGCAAAACAGATGATGAAATTTTAAAAGAGAGGGAAAAGGCAATTGCCAGCGCAAAGAGAAATTTTGCAGAGAACGAAGAAGTAGAGGTTATTGATTCGTTTTTCTAGAGCGCGCCTGCGGATGCGAGACCTCTGTGGTTTTTGGGAAAATCTTTGGAATTGCTTTCTACGGCAGACATTGCATATTTTGCAAAAGGCTGGGAAAACGCAAGAGGATGTCGCATCGAAAATACTTGCGCCATTGAGTACGGAATTGCTGTGATTGAAGATTATACGGAGGATTGAAAGTATGGGAAGCAAAGAATTTTTGGAAAAGAGCAAACAGATTGTCGTTGACTATTTCAACAGTCATGCGGACAAAACCGACCAGAAGCAGATTGCACAGGATGATGTATATGTGGTCTGGTACTGCAAGACGCTTCAGAATCACAAGGCGCTGCTGAGCACAACTGTTTCTGACGGGATGTATTATGAAATCACATATAATGGGGACAAGCAGGAAACGTATGTAGACGCATACAAGAAGTGGGAGAACTTTGTGGTGAGGTAATACTTATGTGGAAAGGGTTAGACGTATCAGATAATCAAGGTGCCATAGACTGGGCACAGGTTGCAGCGGCAAATGTTGCATTCGCAATCCTGCGCAGTGTGCGCCGATCAGGCAAGACAGACCATCAGTTTGCTGCAAATTTGGAAGGCTGCCGAAAGCACGGCATTCCGATAGCAGTTTATAAATATACCTACGCAGCCACGCCGGAAGTGGCGCAACAGGAAGCGCAGCAGATCGTAGCATTATTGCGGTCTTACGGGCTGACCGGCACAATGGTATGGTGGGATGTGGAGGACAAAGATGCGCTGCGACCGCTGGGAGTTGAGAAGCTGACAGAGTGCATCCGTGCAGCGCAGGAGGTCATCACAACGGCAGGGTACGGATTTGGTCTGTATATCGGGTTGTATGTTTATAAGGAGCGTTGGTTTGACTTTAATGCGTTTGCTGGGACACGGTTGTGGATAGCACGCTATTATCGCGGATATCGAACGATGCAGTTTGATGACGAGCCGGATCAGAAATACAAGCCAAATGTTGACGGAGACATATCTGTATGGCAGTACACGAGCTGTGGGGAGATCCCAGGTATCAGGGGAGATGCAGACCTTGATATCGCATATGATGATCCTGCGGAATGGACGCATCCTGCAGCGGAGCCGGGAGTGATTTACACAGTATCCGTAGCTGATGTATGGACACGCGAGCAGGCAGAGGTTATCCGGCAGCAGTTTGCGGCGATGGGAATTAATGGGATTATCCATAAGGTTAAGATCTTGGAATAAAGATATAGGCCGAGAGAACATTCAAAGTCCTCCCGGCCGCAGGCTATGATGAAATGATGAAGCGGCTATGTCCTGATAAGATTATCTTTTATGGGTCTGTACCAGACGATTGCAAAGGTGATATAATCAGGATAAAGCCGTTTAGCGATAAATTTAACGTTGTGGAGGTGGCGGCATGGTGATAAATTTACAGTTTTTCGGTGGGCGCGGATCTGCTTTAAACGCAGCCGGAAGTGCGAAAAAAAATAGAGGTGGGATCATCGATCCATCTGCAGAGCCCAGGGAAATAGAAGCAGTATATAGAGAATCACGCGGGTATTACGGGTCTTATTACAAGAACGAGATTTTGCAGGCATCTGCTGATGATCGTACCGGGGAGTTATCTTTTGACTATGCTACTCCTGAAAAACGCGAAAAGACATCTAAAACAAATAAAACGCAGTATCTTACATATAAGTTAAATGCTGGCGCAGAGGATGGAGACACGTTTGGTATCAATTGGGACAAGGTTAAAGCTGTCTCGGGGCAGACGTATGGCATCCGCGCAGAACTGAAAGAACGCGGTTTTAAATGGGACGGGAAAACAAAAAAGTGGCGGAAAGAGTAAATTTTCTGACCAAAGACATACAGAAAAACAACACCGAAAAGCAGGGCTCTTATGAGCTCTGTTTTTTTATCAAAAAAAGTTTCAAATACATGTTGACAAAAATCAGAAGTATTATATAATAAGATATAAGGAAAACCTAATAAATAATAAGGAGGCGGTAAAAATTTTAACCATCCAGCAAAAAGTAAACATGGCGTGCTCCGCGGCTGAAATCAGCAAAACGGAACTTGGAAAGCGAATAGGATTATCACAGTCCGCATTTTCCCAACGTTTAAAAACAGGGAAGTTTTCCGACGAGGACTTCCAAAATATGGCGAAAGCCATAGGGGCAAAATACTATTCTGGTTTTGAATTCCCAGATGGTACAAAAATTGAGTAAAAACAAGAAAGCAGATAAGGAGAGCTCGAAATGAATGAGACAGTGAAAAAAGCGTACGAAATCGCAAAAGAAACCGGTGATTTTGAAGTTGATTATCTTCCAGAGGTTGAAGTTGGAGAAATTGTAGAACTGAACGATGTCTGGGACGGAGAGGGCGAAGCACCGGATGATGAGGAGTCTGGTTCTTACGGATCATATTCGCACAAAATAACAAATGACCAGTGGATCAACTACGAATTTGATATCGTAGAGAAGAAAGAGAATCCATTGGACACACTTGTGAAAATAACAAAAATTGAGTTGATATAAAGGGGAAATGATATGCTGGAAGCCATTGAATATATAGGCGCTGAAAATCTGGAAGATATTGCGCTGAGAGCATATAAACCACGTCCCGGAATTTATATATTTGTTTCTCCGGGCGGGAAAATAATAAGGGAAATCCGCAACGAAAGGATGATCTATTTTAATACGAAATATCGTATGATGGACTATTATTCATGGATTGTATCCATGCAGAAACCGGTAAAAAGCAAGCTGGTTTTTAGCAACAATTATTTAACGTTTTTCTGCAGAAACGTACAAAAGTTGACTGATGCGGACATAGACGAATATTTTCAAAAGCTGGAAACGCCGGGAGACCATATGTTTTTTGCTGACGTTATAAAAAATAATATTCGCAAAATTAAAAAGGAAGATCAGGATATTGTAAAATTTTTTCTTATGGATTCTCCGGAACTTTATAGAGAACTCGGGATGAAAGACTGGAGAGAAAAGTCTATAAGTATGCCGCCCAGATCAGGTATGACGAAAGGAAAATGGTTGAAGGAAAAAGAGCGAAAGGGTTATCCAATGGGATGCTCTTATAATGCGAAGAAGCCCGGTAATTTAAACCGGATATATCTCGTAAACGAAGAAGAAGGTTTACAGATAAAATTATTTTACGACATATTAAAAGGGTTTTTTAATCGCGGGTGCAACATCGCAATTGTCGGGAAAAACATGCTTATACCATTAAAGAGCAAACAAGGGATTGATCGCAGAATAAAGGGTGCAATGCTTATTTGGTTTACGATGATAAAAGGGCAGATTGTGATAGTAGATATCGACAGGATCGCGAGTTATGATCCAGTTTTAAGGTATAACAAATAATGCTGAACTGGATCGGCTGGAAAAAGAAAATGAAAAAGGAGAAGAAAAAATGGAAAAATTTAATCATTATGGTGTAGAGGTAATATATCAGGTCATCGATGGACCTTTTGAAGAGGTCTTGAAGCAAAACGGAGTGAAATATACCGCACTCCCGTATATTGAGGATATCGTATTTAGATACGAGAAAGACGGGCAGCGGAGATATGCGTACATCGAAGTAGAAAAACTGCCGGATGATTACGCGGAGCGCGTATATATTACGTCAGAGATTCCGGAGGATTTGAGCTGGAAAGGAATCGCAGAGGATTACCGGAATCAGAAATCCGGCGAGAGACCGGCAAAACTACATACGCGGGCATACATGATCTTTTCAGCGGCATACAACGATGCGCTCCGGAAGATGCCATTTACTTTTGACCTGAACGCTGCACCAGGAAAAAGAGACATTGCATACGCGCTCATAAAGTACTATGTGAGCATAGATGATCTAAAAGAGATGGATCATCACGATTGCCCGATGATCGATGAATTTTAAAAGTTAGGGACAGCCGAAAAGCTGCCCCTTCTTTTTTATCTAACTTTTACTATTTGCTGAAATGAATGATAAAAGTTAGATAAAATATGAAAAAAAATTAAAACCGCCAGTGAATGCTGATAGAATCAGCGTTT